GCTTCTTGAACAACCTTAATCAGGTTCTTACATTTCATTTCAAATTCATCTATCGGTTTCTTAACTTGCTTTTTTGTATCTAATCGATATTTATCAATTTCAACTCTAATAGAAGCCAGTTCCTTTTTAGTTGCTTTGCAATCTTTCAGAGTGTCTTCAGTAACAACTAGATCTCTGAACTTTCTAGTTTTTTCATCAACTAAAGCCAACACCTCTTCATAATTGAAGTTTAGAATCGGCATTTGCTGTTCTATAATTTGTAATTTAAGTTCAGCCATGATTACCTCCTGTTTCCTTGGTAAAGAATCTTACCATCCTCTGAGTGGAAACCGCATGCTCCACAATTCACAATTTCACTATTATCAGGATTTCTTTGTTGTTCAGCCATTTCATTACAATTAGGACAAACAACAGGGATATGCTCAACATCAGCTTCATTACTGTTATCATCAACAATCTCAAAGTCACTTTGGGGATCATATTCCAGTACCAAGGAACGTAATTTCTCATAAAGTAATTGAGTTGCTTTAATATCCTCCAAAGCGTCATGAGCCTTCATTTCAATTCCAAAATGTTTTGTGATGGTTTCAAGTTTGAAATTTGTAAGTTTTGGTATAATTCCCATATAATGGAGTCCTAAAGCTAATGGGTACAAATCCAAAGCATATCCATTAATAAATGAGAATAAGTAAGCGTCTCCACACTTTTTGAAGAAACTATTAAGAAAATCCATGTCAAAGCGTACATTATACCCAGCTGGAATAAACTTATCTTCTCTATTGTATTTATCGACATACTTGCTAAGTAAGTTTGTAAATTCTTGCTTCACCTTTAAAGCATCAGGGAATTTCATCATTTCTTCAATAGTAATTCCATGAACTTTTATAGCCTCTTTATCAATTGCATTAACATTAATTGGTGCAATTTTGAAATTAAATTCATCCTTTATAACACCATTTACAATAATCAAACCGGATAATTGGATAATATCATTTTCATTACAATCGAGCCCGGTAGTTTCAGTATCAAACCAAAGGAATTTCATTATGCAACCTCCTTGAATTTGTAATACTTACAAAGACCTTTTTCACCATATCCACAATAACCACATGCCCAAGGGTGTGTTATTCCTGCAGGTATAAAATTTCCTGTTTCCATTGCTGATTTGATTGCAATATAATTACGAATTAACATTTGTTGAGCCAATGATCTTAAAGTCACAATATCAATTGGTGGTTCAGGAATAACTACTTTTGGAGTTTTAAGCTTAACAAGATACTGAACTTCAATTGATGATTTATTTTTTTCAGATGTATAGAAAGCACATTGGAATATATCTTCTGGTTTAATTGTTTTAGGTGTTTGCTTGATAGTTTTAAAATCAATAACTTTATCTTTCAATTCAAGATCAATAATTCCAGTTACGGGGACCTCAATATCACCATGTCCTAGATTAACTTTGATATACTTCTCTACACCCTCAATATCATCCTGGTGAATTGTATCAGGGATTTTTGCATTGATGTAAGTTTGAACTAAATCAACCGCTTGATCTTTTACTTGCTCCTTTGGATTATCCCAGTCAATTTCTTCATTAACATCTGCATCCTGAACATATTGTGCAGCTGTATCAAGAGCTTGATCGATATTAAACTTATCTTCTACCATTTTATTAAGGTAGATATCCTCTAAGCCTTTGTGTGTAGCAGAACCAACGATAAGCGCTGCTTTAGGAGGAATCTTAATTCCTTCAATATAACTGAAATAGAATTGTAATGGACACTTCCCGAAAGTTTTAGCTTTCGATACACTCATTGTAAAAGGTTTGTTTTGATCATTCATTATCAGCTCCCGGATTTTTCTTTTTCCAAGGATTAATAATTGTCTGCAGATAACCGGAGCATCTTTCAAGATCCATTGGTGAATCGTTTTCTCTAACAGCAGTAAAAGAGATTATTTTTTTCAAAGTGTTTTCAATAACAACAGGGTTATCGTAACTGTAGATTTTGTTTTTAGCCATGAAATCTAATTTCTCAATTACTTCATCCTGGAGTTTAAGAATTCCCGGTGGTGTTTTTTCATCGGCTTTTTCTTCAGAATAGCCTACAGTTTCAACTATCTCTTCAGTTTCTGATTCAGGTTTATTTTCTGTAGTTTCTTTCTTTTCTTCAGTATCTTCATTTATAGGTGGTTTGATGTCCTCAAAATCTACTTTCAGGACTTCTCTTTTAGGATCTATATCAATAATCTCTTCTTTGGATATCATTCCCATTTTGACTTCTGGTGCATGTTGATTGATCAGGAACATTGCAGAACGGTAACGAAGCATAACTTGGGGCATTGTTACCCATTTTGATTTCATGTTACCTTTAGGAGCCGACCAACCTTCGTCATCAGCCATTTTTATTGTGACCTTGGCAGATTCAATGATTGTCTTAGTTTTAAGATTCTTTGATATTGCAATACAATATCTATCTTTACCGGAACCACCTTCTTTATATTTAATTGGGTCATAGTTTCCAGAATTGTTGAAAACCGCTACAATTAATTGAGTTTCAAAACTCGGTTTACCATGAACAACATAGATTTTCTGCATAACCATAAACGGATCTAACTGCATCCTGTCTGCAAGGTTCAGGGCAATTATACAGTTTGCTACTTTCCCTTTAAAATGTGTTGGGACTAAATCTGATAAAGCTAACATCTTTGCAACTCTTTGGGCGTGTTCAAACTTGCTAACATTCATCAACAATGATGTTTCATTACTATTTACTTTTACTATTTGGTTTTCCATTGTTTTCTCCTTTATTACTTTTTTGATTGACAATTATTGGAATTGGTTTATTGATATTCATTGTTACACTAGGTCACGGGTTCTGGAAAGGTCTTTGGGGAAAGATACCAAAATCTGTGATCTTTTTATTATCCGACATTTTTCAACCTTTTTTCAAGATTACTTTTCTTTGAGATTAATTCTCTGGGAAGCTTAACAACTGATACAATTGAATCATAATGATCTCTCAATTGTATAAACTTCGCCTCGAGAGCTTCTTCTTTTTTTAATAGAATTCCATATAATTTATGTGATGTTGCAAGGTCTCTTTCTAATTTCTTGAAATGAAATTTCTTATCATCTAATTCTGAAATCACTGCCAATCGAAGCTCTTCTGATTTTTCTAAAGCTTTTGACTTTGTATCAAAACCTTCTTTCATTTTTTCGTTTAATTTAGATATTTTGGTTTCATTAAATTCTTTTTGTATCTGATTAGAATTTTCTAAGTCTTTAATCGATACTTTATAAAAGTGACGATAAATTATTTGAAAAATACAAACAATTCCTAAAACTACTGATACTATTATCCAACCCATATTACCTCCCCGCTTTTTGTTCAATTATTTGATCAATGCATAGAGTAATAGCAGCTAAGTTTTTTGTATTTGTTGTTGTTATGTCGGTTCCCTTAATTGCTCTTTGAATTGTTTTTTCCGATACGTATAATTCATTTGCCAAGAATTCAACCTCAATATCATGCAACAACATCAATGATCGAGTTTCTTTTGGCCCATAGAATTTCAATTTAAACTTCATGCTTCCTCCTAAATAAAATATTGTGTTTGGTTGAGTGCGATGATCATGATCGTAACCACAGGTAGATATGCTAATCTTATGACTCCTAAAATTAGCTTGGAATTAATACCTGGATGTTTCTGTTTGATCTAAAATTTCATTTCGAATCATAGGATCTGCAAAGTAATCTTTAACGTTTTGAATTAATGAAACGAATTTAATAATGTGCGGTTTTGGTTTTTTACAAACAACTATTACCGGAAGATTTTCAGTTACATTTGAGAGATCTTCAACACCATCAAATTTTTGAAATTCTTCTGGATCAAAATCTGTAATTACATTTGCATTTCGATGAATCATAAAACCTCCTTTATATTATTATTTGACACAAAAGACAAAATTATTAACTTCTCTTTTGTGTCTCACATGGGACAAAGCTGACAAAACCGTATTGTTTGTCAATATTTTTATTACAGTATTGTAATATTTGTAAAGAGGAGGTATCTTTTGGCAATTGATAAAAGTTTGTGTGATAAGATTATAACAATAAAAGAAAAAAAACCATTTCGAACTTATGATGATATGGAAAAATACTACGAGCAGCCAAGCGGGACTATTGCTCAAATTGTCACCTATAAAAGAAATCCTTCTAAAAAACTCATTAAAACAATGTTAATGAAAGATATCAATTCAGAATGGTGGTTCAATGATCTTAAGCCTGTATTTAGGGATGTACATAAACAAGTAGAAGAGAACCAAACAAAGATCATCAATAATACATTAAAAAATTTAGTTGACTCTAATAAACAACTTGTTGAAACTAATGCTAAAATTGTTGGGAAATTAATTAATTATATTGATAGAGAAGATAAATGAGGAAACTATTGATATTATTTTTATTATTTACCATAATCAATTTATTCACAAATTAAATATTAGGGAATCTGTGATACTTGAATATATTAAACGCAATTTTAATAATCGTTTTTTATGATCTTTTTCAAATTACGAAATATTAATAATGTCTCAATTTGGACAAAGATGAACAGAATGTCCTTGACATATTATAATCCAGTTTACCAATTTGTTAAAAAATAAGGTAGAAGATCTAAGGAGAAATTATGAATGTCAGAAAAGTAATAACTATCCTTAACTATTTAGCGTACAATATTCCATATATGACAAAATTAAAAATAGTTAAATTGTTATATTTCGCTGATAAGGAACACATTATTCGCTATGGTAGATATCTAACTAACGATAGATATGTTAAGATGAAAAACGGACCAGCACCAACGCGAATTTTAAATTTCATAAATAGTCCACATGATTATTTATACACAAAAAGCGAGAGGAGTTACTTAGATAATTTTATTAGCTTCAAAGATTCTAATTACAGAACTATTACCAGTAAAAATGAACCTGACTTTAAGATGTTATCAGGATCTGAGATTGAAGTCTTAGATTATATTTTAGAACATTATGGATCTAAAACTGCAGGGGAATTAGTTGAGTTATCTCACAAAGAAAAGTCTTGGATAAACGCAAAAGAAGTTGGGTACCTTAAAACGGAAGACATTATCTCAGGTGTAAATCCTGAGAAAAAGCAACATCTTCTTGATTACATGCATCAACAAGATGAAGATTCAAAAATTATAAACTTTATTTTTAATTAATACATTTAATGTCTCAACCTACATTTGAATCAATCTTAAAACCAGGTAATGTTATCAAAGGTTTTGTGACAACCATTGATGGGACTAAGGTTTTCAAGAAAATATTAATCTTAAGCTATGATAATAAATCTAATGTAATCACCTGTGCAGCTACATCTAATACCGATGGTCATTATAATCCTTATCGTCGCATGATGTATATATACCAAAAGGTGAAGAAGATATTTTTAATTTGGACACTTATATCGAAATGAGCAGAACCTTTTCATTTCCAACCAATACACTTAAGACATCATATGATCAACGCAAATTTAAGTTTCATGGATCCATTTCTGAGGACACATTGGAAAGGATTTATGAAGGAGTAGCTGAAACACCACATCTTAATAATTATACCAAAGATCAAATACTTTTAGATAATGATTAATCATTAATATAGATTTAATAATAATAAAAAATATAAGCCCCGGAGTTTCCGGGTTTTTTTATTACCTAAAAAGTGTATAACTCTACTTTACTTCACACCAAACTTTAATTAAAATCCATGGCAAAATTACCATTTTGTAATATTTGTAAAGATTATATTGACAAATAAACCACTACAAACAACCTTAGTTATAAATTAAATATTGAGAGGTGAATTATGGAGGATAAGAAAAAAATTAACAGATCTATTTATTTGTTACCAGCAATTTGGAATCGAGTAAGAGAAGTTGCAAAATTAGAAGATCGATCAGTGAACAATATAGTTAAAATTGCAATTATCGAATATCTTGAAAAACGAGGTGTCTGATGGCAAGCTCGAGATACATCAATACTTTTTTTTGGAATGATCCTTATATTGCTGACAAGTTAGATCCGATTGAAAAGCTGTTGTATATGTATTTTCTAACGAATGAGCTTACTAATCTTGCCGGTGTTTATGAAATAGCAATCCGAAAAGTTTCATTTGATACTGGAATTGATAAAGAAATGGTTCTTCGAATACTAGAAAGATTTCAACGTGATAAAAAAATGTATTACTTTGAAAAACATATAATTATTTCTAATTTCATAAAAAATCAAAATTTAAATGGAAATATGATAAAGGGTGCATTATCGATATTAGAAAACCTTCCAGAATCAGTTAAATATTTCATTTTTGACAAGTTAAATCTACAAACCGCAAATAGATATGAAACCATTCGAAAGGCTTTGAAAGGGTTTGGTAATGATTTGAAAGGGTTACCCAATGGTTCGGAAGGGTTTCGAACCCTTTCTTCTGGCCATTCAAGAAACGAAACAGAAGAAGAACTTAATTTAAAAGAAACTAACGTTACGTTAAATAATAATATTAATAATAATAATAGCGAAAATCAAAGTTATCTACAAAATCAAGAATCAGAACAATCTGATGAACCAACTTCTCAACCAGAAGAGTTACGTAAGTCTATTAACAAACGTTTGGGAAAAAAGCAAAAGTTCATCCGGGATAACCTGAAGAATAAAACCTTTAAACCGAATGAGAAAGGATTGCAACCTAGAATCGTTAATAAGAATGAAATTGATCGACTACTTGAGAAGAAACAAATTGATATTATTTTGAAATATTACTTCTACACAGTTACGAAGAAACCAAAGTATTTTGCTAGTTATTTATTTTACGCAATTGAAAGCAAATTCACGATTCCTGATTATTTAGAAGATGAAATAAAGATGAAAATCAAAAGGATAGTATAAATGTATGATGAGCGGACAGTGTCTTTTAATAATATTCAAAACTCCTATGTCAGTATATTATTTTTAGTTTCTACCACTGTCCGTTTCTTTTTGCTGGAGGAATTTTGAATAAATTAACTGCTTTGCAGGAAAGACGTATAATTATATCGGTTAATGATTCTATTGTAAATATTGCAAACGAATTTAATACTACATCCGAGAATATAAATAAGTATCGAAAAGAGTTATGTTCTGATTATATTCCAGTTGAAATCAAAACCAAATCAAATAAACAACATGTTAAAACTGAGCGAATTACAAAAAATACGATTAATAAAAAGAAAAAGCCATCAAATAAAATATCCAAACAAAAAACGAAAAAGAAAAAGGTTGTAAAATCAATTGTTAAAAAACACAATCCGAAAGTTAAAATCAAAAAAAAGAAACTACAGAAAATAAAACTTCCGATGAGATCTATTCCGATAATTTCCAAAACAGAATTTAAGTCTCATAACACTAAATACATTTCATTAATGGACTGGGGATTTTGTGTAAGGAAATACAAAAAAAGAAAAACTATTGTTCAAAAGTCATTTAGATATTCTCATTATAAGACTGCTCTTGATTGCCTTTACGCTGCTATGGAATGGAGAGACCTTAATCTTGTAAGTGCAGATTTTAGTAGACCATTAAAAACAAAGCCAATGCCTTCAAACAAATTACAAATAGCAGGTGTTTATAAAACTTTTATTTACAGGAAATATCAAAAAACAGAATACTATAGAGCCTTTTGGACAGAAGATAAAAAACAAAAATGTAGATATTTTAATATTGATAGGCTTGGAAAGAAAGAAGCTTTAAAATTAGCTGTAGCTTGCAGAAATGAGGCAGTCCAGCGAATCAATGGAAAAGTACAAATAGGAGGTACAAAATGATAGACATGGAGTTATTTAATAAAATTCCAGATGGAACAGTGTTTTTAACAGGGTTAACAATAAATGACCCTAATGGAGTCTATATGACGAATAATAGACTTGGAGATTTATTAATGTTTGTTGCTAAAAAGGGATATGGACACGATTGGACACTTTATTTTGGTTGGATGGAAATGGGTGCAGATTACATTGCAATGAATGGAGATAAATCAACTTTCGATGAAAACATTCGTAGATGTGTTAATGTAACAGAGGATGTATTCAAATTATATCGTGCATAATGTGCCGTGTATGCGGTACGAGCGGAAGAATGAATTTGAGAACTATAAGAAAATATGGTGGTGAAGTGATTGAAATTAAGCACGAGTTGGGATGGAGAAAACCTATCCAAGCAACTTACTGGTTTATAATCAGAGGAACAAAAAATAAGATTGCTTATCATAATTATTTTGCTGAATGGGATTCCGTTGAAGATGCACTTGAATTCTTTTCTCACCATCACACACAACCGATATTCATTGATCCGCAAATACAATATTGTGAACATTTCTAACTTAGCTTTATTCAGGCATTTGTTGTACATAACGCCGTCACGCATTTGCGAAGCGAATGGTAGGCTGTTAGGTAGGAAATTAAATGGGAGATAATGTTATTACACTTCAAGAATTGATCAGAGAATTGAAATTAAATAAATTCAATGATAATGAGTTTCTTTTCTTTCAAAAACTTATCGATGTTATATTTCAGTTGACAGAAAATAAAAAGATTTATCGCAATGGGATTGTGTATTTTGGGAAGAAACCATGTATTATTAATAATTCGAATATGGTTCTTCATTTTTTAAATGGGAAGTTTGATCACTTAGTTTATGTAGATGGTGATGGTGGAACTCAAACTTTTACCAAAAGATCTTTCGAAAGCTTAAATTAAATTAAACTGGTATCGGAAAAACCGGACCGGATCTCAACGTAAAATTATTACGTTCAGGTTCGGTCTTTTTTATTTAAGGAGTAAATTTATGAAAATTGTTGAAATGAATGTTGAAAACCTGATTCCGTACATTAACAATCCACGAGACAATGAAGAAGCAATTAAGCATGTTGCAGCATCGATCAAAGAGTTTGGCTTCAAAGTTCCGATTCTCATTGATCAACAGAATGTAATTGTCGCTGGCCATACTCGAATATTAGCTGCTAGACTACTTGAACTTAAGAAAGTCCCGGTGATTAAAATTGAAGATCTTTCTCCTTCCCAACTCAAAGCTTTTAGGATTGCTGATAATAAAGTTTCTGAATTTGCAGATTGGGATATGGAGAAACTTAAAATTGAATTTGAAGAACTTCAGGGAATGGAAGAGGAACTTGATTCAGAATTCTTTACCGGTTTTGATGAATTCGAGAAACATGATCTTCTAAAAGAAACAATTAAAAAAGAAGAATTTCCACCAGCTGATGAAAAAAATAAAATAGGTTATACACTAATTTTCAGAAATCATGAAGATTTGCAGACATGGACTAATTTTATTAGTGGATTGAAATCGAATCGTGAGAATAGAAATCATACAATTGCAGATTTAGTATTGGAATATATCGATGCCTAGGTTCATCAAAAAGTATCTTGAAAAGAATGTTTATGAAATGGCAAAAGATCGGATTAAATATGTAATTAATATCTTTGATCAAATATGGGTTTCTTTTTCCGGTGGTAAAGATAGTCTCACAGTTTTAAAACTTCTCGAAGAAGTTTATCATGAATTAGGAATTACTGAAAAAATCAATGTTATATTTCGTGATGAAGAACTTATCCAGGATGATGTAATAAAATTTGTTGATTCAATGTATCGATCTGGAAAGTACAATTTCCGTTATTATGCAGTTCAGCAGCAAAGTCAAAAATATGTTCTGGGAAAACTTGAAACATACATTCAATGGGATGAAAACCGCAAATGGTTAAGATCGAAACCTGAATATTCAATAAAGGGTGATGGCAAAATCGTGTTCTCACAGCTTAACATGGAAAAATATATGCTGGGAGACATCCCGGGAAAGATTGCACTTCTCAATGGAATTCGTGCAGATGAAAGTTTAATTCGATATCGATCTTGCATTGCTAAAGAATATGATAATTATATTTGCAACACTAAGTATAATCCGGTACAATTTATTAAACCAATTTACGATTGGACTGAAAAAGATGTCTTTAAATATTTTCATGATAAGGAAATCCAATATTGTACAACCTATGATGTTCAAGCGATTAATGGTCAAGCTCTCAGGGTTGCTACTCCCCTACTTGCTGAATCCGCAAAACAATTCCATAAATTAAGAACTGCTTATCCTACATTTTACCAACAGGTAGTTGATATCTTCCCGGAAATGCTCCTGCAGGAAAGATATTTTAAGGAACTGGATCGTTATTCTATTCTTAATAAATATGAACATTCTTGGGATGGTATTGTAAGAATGATCAAGAACCTATATCCTGATGCAATTCAACAAAACAAAATGATCAGTTATGTAAAGTCATGCAGATCTATTCGAAACAATAAAATGAAACAAGGCTCAATCAATCTTGGTGGTTATCCACTATTGCATGTCTTTAAGGCTGTGATCAATGGTGGAAAACAGAGAATTCAAGCAAAATTAAAACCCTCAAAAGCGGACCTTCAATTTGAAGGAATTATAAAAGGAGTATAAATGAAAAGTCCAATTGATGAAGTAATCTGGATGCCATGTAATGAACTGGTTGCAAATGAATATAATCCAAATGTAGTTTTTAATAAAGAACTGGAGCTCTTGAAATTCTCTCTTTTAAAAACCGGATGGATTCAACCGATATTAGCTTCACTTTCAAATGTTATTATTGATGGATTCCACAGATTTTGGCTTTCAAGTAATGATAAGGATATGATTAATAAGTTCAATTATAAAGTTCCTGTCTGTTTATTAGATTTGAATGAACCTGAGAGAATGCTGCTTACTGTACGAATAAACCGCGCAAAAGGAAGTCATGTTGCTTTAAGAATGCACGATTTAGTCTCAACGGTCTATAATGAGTTTGATTATACTAAAATAGAAATTGCTCACCAGATCGGAGCAAACATCGATGAAGTTGAACTTCTCTTAATTGAGAACGTTTTTCAAAAGCTTGATATTAAGAAACACAAATATTCTAAAGCGTGGATTCCAGAAAAACCTTAACTGAAAATGGCAAAAACAAAGTACAAACCTAAAACATTTCCTCTTAGAATTGAAGAGTTAGCTCGAGACGGATATTCTGATAAAGAGATCTTCAATAATCTCAAAATTTCAAAAGATACATTCTACAAATACTTGAAAAAATATTCTGACTTTTCTGACGCATTGGAGAAAGGAAGAGAACCAATTAATGCAAAAGTGGAAAATAAGTTCTTGGATAGATGTTTAGGAATTGATTATACAGAAACTTCGAGAAGTGTTGTTCAAACAATTGTAAAAACAAAGACAACTACTGTAAAACCAGATGGAACCAAGATAATTGAAGAAAAGTTAACACCAGTAGAGAGAAAATCAATAACAACCCATGATAAGCATGTTTTACCTGATGTTGGAGCTATGAAGCATTGGTTACAATGTAAAAAACCGGAAGTGTGGAAAGAACGTAAAGAACTAGAAATAAAAGGGTTTAAATCGTTTGCAGATCTGATGATGGAAATTGTGAAAAATGAGAAAGATAACAAAGAATGATCTTGAATTAATTAGTTCTTATCGAAAAGATTGGAACAAATACACTCTAGATGTATTAAATGTTCGTCTTGATAATAAACAGCAAGAAGTTTTATATACAATCCAAACAAATAAGAGAACTGCAATTAGAAGCGGACACAAACGAGGTAAAGATTATACTGCAGCAACAGCAAGTCTGTGTTTCTTTTATTTAACACCGCCCTGTAAAGTAATTCAGACAGCACCTTCGGGAAGGCAAGTTGAAGCGATCATGATGGCAGAAATTGCGAAAATACATGCCAATGCAAATGTTCCATTGGGTGGAAGAGTTCTAACTAATATGATCAAATTTGATAATCAGAAATATGCAGATTGGTATTTGTTAGGATTCAAAGCTGATCATTATCAACCGGAAGCATGGACAGGATATAATTCTCCAAATAATATGATCGTAATGACTGAGGCTTCCGGTATTGATGATGCAATATTTGACGCGATTGAGGGAATGGACGCTAAAATTGTAATTGTGTACAATCCACGTTACACAATCGGAAGAGCTTATGAATCTTCAAAATCAAAATATTGGAAGTCAATGAAATTATCTTCTTTGGATTCGCCAAATGTAGTTGCAAAAAAAGAGTTAATCCCAGGGCAAGTGACTTATGATTGGGTTAAGGAAAGAATCGAGCGCTGGTGTGAAGAAATAACTAAAGAAGAAATGGATATTTCTTTCAATGACTTTGAGTATGAAGGAAAGCGCTATCGACCGAATGATGATTTCCGAATTAAAGCTCTTGGTGAATTCCCACTTGAAAGTGAAGATATTCTCATTCCCATGACTTGGATTGAAGCTGCTGTTGAACGTTGGAAAGCTTATAAAGGTAAATTTCCTGATGGAATAAAACGAATCGGAACTGATGTTGCCGGTGAAGGTCGAGACAAGACAGTTCATATAACCAGGATAAAAGATGTTGTAACAGAAGTGAAGGAATATTCTAAACAAGATCATATGGTTACTGCAGGACAAATAAAAAATATGCTTTCACCAAAGGATCTAAGTTTTATTGATACAATTGGAGAAGGAGCCGGAGTTTACTCACGATTGAAAGAATTAAAAGTACCTGGGATCCATTCAGCAAAAGTTTCTCACTCAGCAAAATTCTTACGAGATCTTACAGGTGAAAGATCATTTTATCAAATGCGTGATTATTTAGGTTGGGCTGCTCGTGATTGGTTGAATCCACAATACAACTCAAAGGCTGCTATCCCTCCAATTCCTGATCTTATAGAAGAATTGAACTCAATAAAGTATAGTTATCAATCAAATGGTGATATTAAAATTGAATCAAAGGACGATATTAAAACTAGATTAGGAAGATCACCAGATTATTATGATGCTTTCGTTTTAAATTTTTATTCAGCAAAAAGAAAAAAGACTAAATCCAACAAACCAAAATCCAAAGCAAGCTTAGGAATTCATTAAAATTAATAGAGAGGTGAATTATGAATATTAAAGAGATTATGGAATTAGCAGATGTGAAGGAAATCTTGGAAAAGCTCTGTGTTGATACAGTTGAAAATCGAAATATATCAACTAATATTAAACAGTACAATGGAAAGCATGATATTCTGAACAGATTAGACAAGAACATTGGTAAAGCTCCTGAAGAGTTAACTGATGGAACAATTACAAAAGATACTAGAAAAACAGTCAAACAAGCAAAATTGGTTCTCAGACTTCAAGAAAAGATCGTGAGAGATAAATCAATATTTCTGTTTGGGAAACCGGTTAAATTGATTCTTGAAAATGAAAGTAATCAGCTAAAAAAAGCGTTTGATTTATTGAAAACAACGCTGAAAGATGTTAAAATTGATTCTTTTAATAAGAAACTATGTAAAAGAGTATTGGTTGAATCAAAAGCAGCTGAACTCTGGTATATAAAACCAGTACTTGAACCGAACGAAAATGATGAACTTCAATTAAAAGGAACGGAAATAAAAGTTTATTTGCTTTGCTCTAAAAATGGTGATGAGATTTATCCACATTTCAATGAATTTGGCGATATGGACGCTTTCACCAGGAAGTATTCTGTAAAAAACGAAAAAGGTAAAAACATTGCTTATGTTGATATTTATACAGATGATATGATCTATCATTATGTGAAAAGCCAATCAGGTAATTCCTATACCGTTAAAGATGAAAAGAACCTAATTGGAAAAATCCCAATCGTTTATTATGATCAAGAGGAAGCTGAGTGGATAAAAGTTCAATCATTAATTGACCGGTTGGAAAAGGTTATCTCCAAACATGCAGATATTAATGATTACTTCTCAAGTCCTTCCATTGTTGGAAAGGGTGAAATTGATTCTGCTCCAGATAAAGATGAAGTTGGTAAATTTTTTGAGATTGAAGGAGAAATAGGAGAGGATGGGAAGGTCTATTATGGTAGCTTGGAGTACTTAACATGGGATCAATCACCAGAATCTATGAAATTGGAAATAACAAACTTAAAGGATTTTATAAATTCCTTAACACATACACCAGATCTATCATTTAACAATCTAAAAAATATCGGAAGTAATTTATCTGGAATTGCAATAAAATTTATGTTTTTTGATTCTATATTAGATTCTTATGATAAACAGGAAATATTTGGTGAAGGATTAGATCGTAGAAATAACTTACTGAAAGCAATATTGTCATTCTTGAATACTGCTCAAGCAAATAATATACAACAACTTGAAATTACAAATGAATTCTCTTCAATTCTACCGGATAACTATGTTGAGATTATTAATGCATTATCAGAATCCCGACCGGGAACAAATCTGATAAGTGAAGAAACTGCTGCAAAGCATCATCCATTTATTAAGAAGCCAAATGATGAAATTGACCGATTAAAACAAGAAAAAAAAGAAGAAAACGGAGGTTCAAGTGAAATCTGAAAAGAGTGTAGTTAATGGTGCTATTGAAGTATTGAAGAAATACCTCAAGACATGGGAAAAAAGAAATCTCAAAGAAATGCTAAAGCATTCCACAAAAACCTATAGAGCTTACAATAATGAAAACAATCTTGATGAATTTATGGGATCAAAGAAACTTTTGAGTTTCAAAATTGATGATCCGGTTATATTGGGTGATGCTATGGTCGAAATTCCAGTTGAAATCACATATTCACAAGGAGAGGAAAAGTTCACAAAACAAATCAAACCTCGAATTGTATGTGAAATTGCTGCATATCAAGCAAGTGTTAACGGAACATGGGGAGTTAATCCAATTTCTGCTTTTAAAGAAGAAGAAATAAAACCTAAAGAGGAGATTGAAAATGAAAGGTAAATTTACAATTGCAGCTTCCTTCTTCGATGAAGGAAGCAAAATGCTTGATCTGTTGTTCGCAATGATGATAATTTGTAGTAAAGAAATAATCGGTGGTTCTGTAATTTATGAAGCAACCTGCAGTAGCATGTTTGACGGAAAGGATGCAATCAATTTTGTAATTGGTTTCAAAGATGGTGTTTTTGAAGCTTTCCCTGAAAATGAAATAATTCCGGAAGGTTATATAGTGCTTAATCAACAAGGTGGAACATTCGGGGGTGGTGTATTATTTCAAACCATAAATAAAGGAAAAACAGTTGTAGAGGAATTAGCAGAAAATATTTCAAAAGTCGCTGAGAAGGATATTACTGTTAATGCGTTAGCATCTATTCCAGGAGCTTTTAAATTCGGCACTGATTACAAATCAATGAAATATCCAGCTTTGTTTAAATTTGCAAAAGAACACGGTTTTAAATCTTCTGAACATCCTAACAAAAAGAAGCCGACTCTAATTAAATACCTGGATGAATTGAAAGTTGAAGGGAATGAAAATATTAGGCTTCCTGATGGTGTTGAAAACGGTAAAGACTTTTTTACTGATGATTTACCTGATATCAAAGCTTACGAAGTTCTCGTTTCTGATATGGTGAAGAATCAATCAGGATTCCTCGATGCAGGTGCTGTGATCAACGAAAATCAAGAGTTTGAAGATTCATTCGAAGATATGTTGAAAGCCGGTTGGATCAAAGAAATTGAGGTCGATGAATAATTCATGAGTCTTGAAGAATTATTCGAAAAGCGTTTACATCAACTTCTTTTCACTAATAAATATTTGGTTGAGAAGATTTTGAAACAAGCTGAAAAGGATATTGCTGTCAGGATAACCAAGTATAAGCTCCGTTATCCTGGCACTTTCCTTGAAAATGCTTTTTACAATCGAAATAAACAACTCGAGAAGGAAATTGATCTAATTTTAAATGCAATGACTAATGATCTTGAAAAAGTGATAACAAGTGGTATTAATCAAAGTTGGGAACTTGCAAATGATAAATATGATCAACTTACCGGAGAATATACTTCCGGTTTAGTAATTGGTGAATCAATGTTACATTCCTTTCATCAATTAAATACTCAGGCTCTAAACGCTTTTATTGGTAGGTCTATAAACGGAATGAGTTTAAGTGATAAAATATGGAAGCTCACAAAATTTAAGAAATATGCTCTTGAAAAATTCTTAGGTTCAGGAATAGCAACCGGTAGATCCGCTTCACAAATCTCAATTGATATTCGCAAATTTGAACTTAATCCTAAAATGTTATTTCGAAGAGTTAAGGATGATGAAGGTAAACTCCGGTTATCAAAAGCTGCAAAAGCTTACAATCCAGGGCAGGGAATTTATCGATCTTCGTATAAGAATGCATTGAGATTAACCGCTACTGAAATAAATATCGCTAACAGAACAGCTGATTTTACCAGAAGAAAACAACTTCCCTTTGTAACAGGTGTTGAGATTCATTTGAGTGCTGCACATCCCAGAGAAGATATTTGTGATAGTATGGTCGGTAAATACCCGAAGGGATTCTTATTCACCGGATGGCATCCACTTTGCATGTGTTATCCAACTGCTATCATGCTATCTAAAACAGAATTCAGTAATTATTTAAACTCCGGGAAGATCGATTCTCAAAAATATATTCGTAAAATTCCTACAAAAGCACAGAATTATATTGCTGATAATAAGAAAGTATTTGACGGTTGGAAGAACAAACCTTACTTTATCAAAGATAATTTCAACAGTGATTTTTCAATAAAAGAAAGTGTTTTGAAGGTTGTAAATGGCTGATAAGTACATTACTGAAGATGGTCAAATTGCTTATGCTTTTGAGGGTATTAGTTTAAAAGATTGGAAATACGGATGCCTTGAATGCAAAAACTTACATGAAAATTACTCTTCCTGCCCTGCTTATCCTGAGGGAATCCCGGAAGATCTTCTTTCCGGCAAAAGAATGCACAATAAAATTCAAGATGATCAAACTGGAGAAACTGTTTTTGAACCATTACAAAATTTTGAAATTCAAATCAGAACAGAGAATATCAGAGTTGATAAGGCTTTTAAAATATTACAACATGAAATTACAGAAATAACCAGAGAAATTAATAATACTGATTCACCAGATATTAATGCTGTATTCTACCGGAGAGGATTGATTAAGGCATTAAAAATATATATGGACACTTTTGGGTTTGAGTTTGTTGATATTGAAAAATAAAAAACTAATTGACAAAATAGTTAGGTTTTACGTTCTATTGAACCAGAAATAAATTAGTTCTTTAAAAAATTGAAATAAGTGGCCGGAAATAACTGGTCACATTTGTATTTAGTTATCGAAAATATCGGAGCTGAATATGTTAGAATGGATGTTCTAACGTATTTGGCTCTTTTTTTTGTGTAAATTTCGAAAATAAAAAAACTGGATAGTTAAACCGTTAACAAAGTGAGGATTCAAATGAAAACTATAGCTGAAAAGTTGGATGACCTGAAAGCTAAATTGGAAAAATCTAAAGATATTGATGAAGTCAAAACTATTTTGGCTGAGATCGATGAAATTAATGCGGATGCTGTGAAAGTCGTCTCTGCTTTGGATAAAGCAACAAAAGAGGCGAAGGACTCTCGTGAATCGAAAGAAGAACTGGAAACCGAAAACACTGAACTCAAAGAAAAACTGGAAAAATCTACAAAAACACCGGAAGAAATAGCAGCTAAAAAAAAAGCTCTTGAAGATAAAGAAAAGGATAATACAATGCCTGATTGGTTTAAACCTTATGCAGATGATTTTGAAAAATCAAAACAAAAAGAAAAAACTGACGAACAGGCTGTGTCCGTTAAAAGCAAAATTGAAAAAGCTCTTGATGCTGCCAAATATCCCAAAAGTTTATCTAAATTTTTCCATGTAAAAGACTTTGAAAAACTCGATGATGAAGTTTCCGCTTTCGTTCAAGATTTGAATAATGAAGACCTGAAAGATGTTATTGTTCCCAAAAGATCGGATGATAATAATGGAGCAGTTTCTGAGACTATAAAGTCTTATGCGGAATCAAAAAATAAACCTTCTGAATCCACAGAAATTTCAGGTAAAGAATTAGAAACATAATATTAGGAGAAATCTTATGAATCTACAAGTAAATAAAACAACTGAAACTCAATATCATCCTATATTTCTTAAGGTACTAGAAGACATTCCCGGTGGAATTACTCTTGTGTCTGCAGATTTAAAGACTGCTACTGAGGAACTTAAAGCCGGTTCATTAATCGGTGAAGATGGAAACACTGCCGGATTGTATCACTTATGCAAAACTGCAGAAGTATATGAAGCTGTTACAGCTGGAGCAACATCTGTAAAAGTTGAAAAGGAACATGAATTTAAAGTCGGTGATTTTATCACGAACGGTCAGGTATCAACTGCAATCACAGCAATTAATACTGATGAAGCCGCTTATGATACTCTCACATTAACAGCTACTTTGGATGCAGTAGAAGTAATTCCTGTTGATTCTGTATTGTACCAGGGAAGTTCAGAGACTTCCAATGTTGCTGTTGCTTCTCTTGCAACTCTTGAAGACACAGCTGAAGATTATATTGTAATCTCTAACCCTCGTGGTAATACAAATGATGTGATCGTTACTATTTCTCAAGCTGGTGATGATAACTTAGCAATCACCTACATTCCTTCAACAAAAACCCTGGCTATCGCTTTAGCTGATACAACTGCTGCAAGTAACAATGCCGCTGCAATTCAGGCTGCAATTCGTGCTTTGGCTCAAGATGGAGGAATTGATTTTACAGATTGGACTGCTGTTGGAACTGGATGGGATGGCGGACAAACCGGAGCTACTTTAACAGATCCAAGTCATCGCATGGAAGATGGAGTTGAAAAGCCTGATTATTTAGCTCCAAAATATTCTCCCTGTGCTATTACAAATACAGGATTAGATGTATCAGGAACAAACGTCAATGTTGTTTCTGGTGCTGTTATTCGTGGAACCGTCAATGAGTCTTTACTTCCTTTTGTAGTTCATTCATACTTTAAGACTCTATTAACTGATTTAATCAGATTCGTCTAGGAGGGACATCATGGAACATAGCATAATAAAAGAAATGAATGAAAAGGATCTTCAAGTTTATCTTGAAACCATGGATTATGGTAAAGAACTTTATTTCCCAAACTTCTTCCCTCTCAAAGATACTTACCGTTTGGATTACAAAACTCTTATCGGCTCTGAAGGTCGTCCTGTAGCTGCTGATGTTGTAGCCTATGATGCATCTGCACCTGAAAAAACCAGAAGAATCATTGGTAAATTAACCGGTGATCTCCCAGCTATCCGTATCAAAAGAACAATGAATGAATCTCAAATTAATGATTACAATGTTCTGAAAGTATTAGGTACAGAGTCTGGAATGAAACAAATTCTGGATATGGTTTTTGAAGATGTTGATTTTTGTGTAAATGGTGTTCTGGCTCGTTTAGAATGGTTGTGTATGCAGGCTCTTTCACAGGGCTATATTGCATTAACCAAAACAAACAATGCAGGAGTTGTAACTGAAAACAACATTGATTTCAACATGCAAGCTGCTAATAAGCGTGTTGTTAAATCTTCTTCAGCTAACAGAAAATGGAATGATGCAACTGCAGGTAATCCAAAACCGATCACAGATATTGAAGATATTGTTGATGTTGCTAGAACTGCTGGACATAAGCTCAAATACATCTTAATGAATTATGCCAAATGGCAACAATTCAGAAAAACAACTGAGGTGATTCAGCTTATTGCCAAAACCACTACAGGTGTTGTGAAACCAACACTCAAGAACGTGAATGAATTCTTGGTTTCTCAGGAACTTCCAAAAATCCTGTTGATCGATGCAATTGTTGATTTAGAAACAGAAGATCATGCAATTACTTCAACCAACTGTTGGACTACAAAGTATGTAACATTCATTCCAGAGATTAAGCTTGGAAATGTTCTTTCTGGTCCTGTTGCTGATGATACAAATACACCAAAACAGTGTACAAAAGCTAAGAAAGATCGTATAATTGTGATGAAGCATTCTGAAACTGATCCAGTTAAAGAAATCACACGTGGTCTGTTGAATGCTTTCCCAACTTTCCCAGCAATTGACAGATGCTATAGATTAAATACTGAACTCAATGCTGCTGATGGTCTCGACGACTAAGGTTGAATAAAGTGACAATCTTGCAAAGTCTTCAAAGCCTTGCTGAGTACGAAAATGATAATCTACTCAGCAAGGTTCTTGCTGATAACGGACTGACCGGCTCTGAAACTTATGTTTCTGCAACACATAAAGCCAAAGTTGATCTTGCATGTGCAGATCTTTATGATCATCTATCTGTTCATCCGGAACTGCGAGAAAGTAAGTTTGCTATTAAATTTAATGCCAGTGCTTTAAGATTGATGGCTAAAACACTTCGTAAAAAGCACGGTATTAAAACCCCAACTATCACCGGTGATTCAAAATGGTAAAAAGATACCCTCATTCAATTAAAATAGCTTACAATACCGGAACTTTCGCTGGTGGTAAATTCACTCCAGGTGGAGCAACTGAGATTGAAACTAAATGCAGGATTGAACCACAAGAAGCAAGAAGTGATTATAAGAGCGGTGTAGGTGGAGATAGCATTAAAGCAGAATGGGAAATATTCTGCCCTTTATTTGAAAGCTCAGAAAACGTCCCTGTGAAAGCTAAAGTTATTTCCAATAGTTCTGACAACCCAACAGCATTTAAAAGCAAAGAGCATGTGATTTTGAAGTTCTCTGTCTATCAGAAACATATATCCATTAAGGTCTGATCATGAAGAATGGTTTAACTCCTCTTTTTACCAATGCTGCAATATTCAATAAAGTTGATGATTTTGAGAAGGATAAGATTGAAAAGATATATCAAACTTTGTGTTATATTGGTGAGAATTTTTCTAATGATTCAAGAACTGTAAGAACATATAAAGATCAAACATCTAACCTGAGAAGTTCAATTGGTTATGTTGTTGGTTTTAATGGAATCGTTAAGAAGAGAGACATTAAAGGAAATACAGCCGGAAGATCTCGAGCAACTGAATTATCGGATCAAGTACTTAAACAAAACAAACAAGGATTCGTTCTGATTGGATTTGCAGGGATGGAATATGCAGCTGCTGTTGAATCTAAAGGATATGATGTAATAACCGGAAGCGTTCCCTCTTCAGAAGTGCTTCTAAAACATTTTAAGAAAGAATTAGGAATAAATTGATGAAAACTGCATTTGATATTGTTGCTTTGTTATATGACATTATTGATGTTGAATCTGTTACAACAAAAATAGATGGAAATGTATATCAATTCAAAAAACCACTGAATTCTCAAAAACAGGATATTGTGATTCTTTCATTACCAATCGACGATGGTGATCCTCAAAGAATGACTGCCGTTATAAATGCTTTTTGTGTTAATTATCCTGAAGTTGGTACTCAAAACATAGATAAGCTGGAAGAAATTACAAAAGCGATCATTTCAGTATTGGAAGCTTACGTGAAGACAAACGGAATCTATTTCCAATACAGTATCGTAAGTCAAAATGTGATGAATGATTATGATCAAAAAAATATGAGTTATGTTTCAATTCGTTTGAATTGTTACATTGAAAACAATAATTAGGAGTAAATCATGGCTAAATATAGAATATCCGGACTTGATAAGATCGAAATGGGAGCTTGCGGAGCCGATGGTGCAATGGGTGCCACTCTTAGCGAACTCAAAATAGCTGATGAATCAGCAATAATGGAAATTGGTGAAGCTGAGGTTAAAAAGTTTTTTCTTGAAGGTGTTGATGCACCTGATATCATAAAAATTTTGGGAAAAAATAGACTGAAAGAACTTCAATTTAGTGTACCGGAAATGTCAATTGACAGTTTTGAATTATTTCTGGGTGGAGCCACAGTAACAGGGAAATGGAGTGCATCTATAACTGATATTGAGATTTATCAGTCAATTAAAATCACAACAGTAGTTTATGCTGGATTTTATTATGTGATTGATATCCCAAGAGCTTTAATAATTGGGAAACTTACACTTCCTTTAAAGAAAGGTGAAATCGGAAAATTTGATGTTAAAGCAATTATAGAATCACCTGAAGATGCATCAAATGTTCCATTGTCTCCATACCAAATCACACCTACGGCAGAAGCATAAATTTTTTAATCCCTTCTCTTTATTGGGAAGGGATTGAAGCTTAAGGAGAATATCTTGGAAGAAAAGACTAAAGATAAAACTATTGCCAGTACAATACTGCAGGAAGGTGTTGATTTTGCCGTTACACCGACAAAACCTACATTTCTGCATAAGATACACCTTTTAAAGCCTGAAAAACGGTTTAGAATATATCCAATTTGCCTGGGTTCTTTATTGAAGATCTCAGAAATCATTAATAGTATTGAATCAATTGATCTGAAAAGTAAGAAAGAGGATACATTCCTGGAATCAGCAATTACTCAAATTGTTAATTCTGCTGATAAAATGGCTGAAATCATTGCGCTTGCTATCTGGAATAAGCCATTCAGTAATAATAAGCTGATAGGCTTCTTTCAACGCTTAAAAGTGAAGAGATTAACCAGATACTTTCTTGCAAATTTGATTAATCATGAAATTGTTACCATTCTTAACTTAGTAATAAATCAAATGGATATTAACTATTTTTTTGCATGTTTGGTCTCGATGAAGGGTCTAAATCTGACAGCGACCGAGATCAAGAAGGGCAAAAAGGAAACATCTGGCGACAAATAGGTAATATATCTAAGTATTTTAGGATTCCATTCGAAGATATTCTCTGGAAATACTCCTGGGCTAATCTGATGATGTACAGTCTCAGCATACCAAAATCTAAGAAGAAAAAAGATGATGATGTTGATGGTGTTATTGATCTTTCTAACCCAGATGATATGATGGAATTTCTAGGATAATATCATGGCTAATTATAATCCACCATGGAATAAAGGGAAAACAGGGGTTTATTCAAATAAAACCTTAAAAAAAATGAGTGATGCTGCCAAAAAAAGGACTGGAGAAAAAAGTCCTATGTTTGGGAAAAATCACTCTGACGAATCAAAAAGAAAAATAAGTATATCAAAGTTAGGAAAACAATATAATCTTTCTGAAGAACAATTAAAGATAAAAAGTGAAAAGATGAAAGGCAAAAACAATCCCTTTTACGGAAAACAGCACTCAAAAGAGACAAGAATAAAGATGAGTAAAATTCAAAAAGAATATTTCCAACACAATAAATCATCTATGTTAGGTAAAAAACATACTGTGGAAGCAAAACTTAAAATGAGTAGAAGCCATACGGGTTTTAAGCACACAGAGGAAGCCAAGCAAAAAATGAGCAATTACCTTAAAGGAAGAAAATTTTCTAATGAACATAAAAATAAAATGAGTGAATCCAAAAAAGGTAAAAATAATTCAATGTATGGTAGAACAAGAGAAAAAGCACCAAGATGGTTAGGTGGGATTTCTTTTGAACCGTATAGTGCAGATTTTAATAAACAATTTAAAAAATTAATTAGAGAAAGAGATGGATATAAATGTCAAATATGTGGAATGCCTGAGATTGAAAACAATGAAAATCTATCTTGTCGCCACATGGATTATGATAAGAAAAACAACTTACCAGATAATTTAATAAGCTTATGTCGAGTTTGTCACATGAAGACAAATTTTAATAGAGACAATTGGATAAAATTTTTCAAAGAACTTAAATTGAAGAGGTTTGTAGCGTGAGTTTAAACGTGCAGGGAAGCGATTCACTATATTGGAAAACCGGAATAGACACATCGGGACTTGCTCTTGGTTCTAATAAAGCTAAGGGCATATTGGTAGGTTTAACTTCTAATATCTCAAAAATGGATGTGTTTGCTGGACTTTCAGTTTCTGCAGCACTTGCCTTCGCAAAAATCTCAAATGAAGCTTACAATTTTTCTAAGAAATTTGAAACTTCAATGAAGGAAGTTCAAACAATTTCTGATGCAGTTAAGAACGATTTTGCCGGAATATCCCAAGAAATAATTGATCTGTCTAAGATTGTTCCTGATCGAGCGGATCAACTTGCTAAAGCTTACTATCAAATTGTTTCTGCTGGTTATGATGGTGCCGAAGCATTGGATATGCTTGCTGTCTCTGCTAAACTTGCTGTTGCCGGTGTTACTGATACATTTGTTGCTGCGGACGCAATAACATCGATTATGAATGCTTATGGTGATGCTGCCGGAAATGCTCAAAACATTTCAGATAAATTATTTATGACTGTTAAGCTCGGTAAGACTAAGATGGAAGAACTTGGACCTTCAATTACAACCGTTACCGGTTTAGCTGCTCAAGCAGGAATGAAATTTGATGATCTAATGGCTATTATTGCAAAAGGTGTTAAAACTCTAGGTACAAGTGAGATGATGACAGGCGTGAGAGGAATGCTCATTGCCCTCACAAAACAGCAAGATGAAACAAAGAAGAAAGCAAAAGAATTAGGAATTGAATTTAATCTTACAACTTTAAAAACAAAAGGATTCTCATATTTCCTTAAAGAATTAAAGGAAAATACCGGTGGAAATGTTGAGATTTTAGCTGAATTATTCCCACGTGTTCAAGGACTTTCCGGATTGCTTGCAGTTGCAACAGAAGCAGGTGGAGATTTTGACGAAGTATTGAAACAAATTGCAAATAGTGCCGGATCTACCGAAGAAGCATTCCGTATCATGATTGCAACAACCGATAATCAGATCGCATTATTAAAAAATATCATCCTTGCGAAAATGAAACCACTTGGTGATGATATTCTTGCTCATGTGAATAAAATAGCGAAAAGTTTTAATAATGCAATGACAGGTTATGTAGCTGAATTTGAAAGCTATATGAGCAAATTGAGAGCTTTTGAATCAAAAGGAGTAGATTTAGATAAATATATTAAAGAATATGAAACTTTGAAAGAGAAACAAAAACTCTCTTCTGATGAGCAAGATAGATTAAACGGATTGATTAGCGATATTGCTTTAATTGCTCCTGGAGCAGTAACGGCATATAATGATATTGGCGAAGCGATGGCTATTAATACGGATCATGCAAAACAACTTTATCAAGTAGAACTCAATATGTTAAGAATTTCAAAAGCTGGGAAAAAGGCTACAGAAAACTATATTAATCAAATTGAAATTCTAACAAATCGGTTGAATGGTAATTTTACAGCATATTCAGGATGGAACAAGGGTGTTAAGGAATCTAAACAAGTATTAACTGAGTTATTGGCAATTCAAAGAGCTGGAACAGAAACTATTTCTGCAAATTCAGAAGAGTATAAATTACTAAATAGCATTACACAGGATTATTTAAAAGACCTTGGAATGATAACGGATTTATCATCTGATGAATTAGGTGTTATCTCAAGACGGATAATAAAATATAAAACATTAGATCAAGCAATTGAAAGGCAAAACGAAGTTTATATAAAAATGAATAATCTTCAAGTGGTAACAAAATCAAATTTGGATAGTTATATTCTTGGATTATCGAGATATTTTGATGCTTCAAAAGATGTTGATACTTTAACACAAGATTTCGTCATTCATCTAGGGCTTGAAAAAGATGCAGCAGTTGAGCTTGCAAAACAAATGAAAGAACTGGTTACGGTTAAGAAAGAATTAGGAAAACCACTGGATGATGGAGGGAAGGGTCAAATTGAAACCATTAAAGAAATTGGAAAAGCAATTGAAAACGCATTCTCCGGGTTAAATGTAGATCTACCCGAATTCGGTAAAATTGATCTGGATTTTTCTGGAGGTGCAGCTTCTTTAAGTGAATTAATGAGTGTGTTTGGAGAACATACAGAACAACTTGAAGCGTTCAGGCAAGCTGGAATTGATACAACTTCACTCTTAGATAATGAGTGGAGAAATTTCACTGATAATATCAAACAATATTACGGAGAAGATTCCGCGACTTATATAGCAGCTATGAACCTAAAAAAGGATGCTGATAATGAATATCTTGAATGGAAAAGAGAAAAATGGATTGAAGAACATGAAATTGCTGTAGAGGCTTTAGGGGTTCTTGAAGCTGGTTACGATACATTTTTAAATTCTATACTTGATAAGGAAATGACGGGGAAAGAAAGAAGAGAAGCTATTTGGGATTCGATGAAAAGCTCATTCATAAATCTCCTGGGTGATATGCTTAAAAAATATATTGCAGACGTTTTAGTAAGAGGAGCTATTAACAAAGGGGCAATGCTTTCCGATGCAGCAACAAGAGCTGCCATCTCTAAGACTTCTCAAGCCAAAGAAATTGCTGCCTCCAAAATAACAGGTGCTGCTATTGCAGCAGCATATGCCCCAGGTGCCGCCTCGGCATCTTTAGCAAGTTTCGGCGCAAATTCAATCCCTGCTATGGCTGGAATTATGTCCACACATGCTTTATCAAAATTATTATCAACTTTATTCGTAGTACTCAACAAAGGTGGAGAGGTTCAAAAATTGAACAAAGGCGGAGAAATTGATTGGAATAAGATTGTTAAACTTTCCGGAGGTGGAGAATTAAATGTAGGATCAGATTTAAATGAAGATTCCGTGCTAACATTCCTAACTAAAAAAGAGATAGTAATAAACAGAGAATCTTCACAGCACAAAGATAATAGAGATATTGCGTTAGGAATGAACAATGATAAAGATTATATTTATAAAAATTTTGTTCCACGTAATTCCGGTGGACCTATTGAAAGGAATACAAACTTTAAGATACCAAGTTTCCCAGACTTTCCTTCTTTTCCATCAAGTATGAATGTTTCTTCAAATCAGTTAGATAAAAAGCTCACAGCATTAATCTCGGTAGTTAAAGCCCAAACAATGAATCAGATAACAAGAACAAATGTTCCGAGTGTGAATATTAACATAGAATCTAAATTAGATATGGAAAATTTCGTTACGAAATTTAATAAAACACAGGACAGAATGAAAAATCGAGGATATGACGGATAATGGGTGCAATTAAAATATATCATTATAGGGATCATCATAACGGAGGAAAATTTGATGGTAATTGTGCAGTTGATACATTAAATCCGTTTGGGAGTAGCACCTCCGAAGTGAGATGCCGTTTGCGAATTAATAAGTTTGATAGCGGATTAGAAACTATTTGGGGAGTAGGAATTGATACAGGTAACAATCAATATGCCTTAAAAGTGGTTGAATCATCCGGAAAGTATTATTTTCGTGTTAGATGGTTAGATGTAGATTATGATTTCTCAGCTTTTTTAATAAATGATAATATGATCTATGAAGTTAAAGTTATTAGAATTGCTTCATCACGAATTGATATTTTAATTAGCGATGAATATGCTAATGCATTATATTATTTAGGCATTACAAATACAAGTGATGAAACCACATATTCAATATCTACTGATAATATTTATGTCGGCTCTACTAATAACTCGAAATCGATAGAAGAACCATTTACCGGTATTGTATATAATTGGAAGCTATATGATCCTGCAATTAGATACATATTTTACAAAAATTATAATTCTGTAACTGATTCTCAGGTTGCCGACTTGCTTAATGTATATAACGGATCAATTATTGGTACGCAACCATCAAATTTTTGGTCTATAAGGACAGATATTTCCGGCAAAATTAAAGATGGAGATTCCGCGATTTTAAAGCAGAAACAGGATAAATTCAGAACTCAAATTGGAACTTCTGCTAATCTTACATTATTCAATTATGATGAAATAAAAAAAGGAGATACCATTGAATTTCAATTTGGTGATGATGTAGGAAATGATAATGCATCTTGTATATTAAATGTTACGAGTATTAAACAAAAATCTTATTATCAAACCGATATTACTTGTGAAGATATTTTTATGGGATTAAAATACCTTCGGGTTTACGCGTTGGCATATTCAACCTTATCAACTACGAAAGAAAATATATATTTATGGTGGAGTACTTATATATATGCATCACATAATGATTATTATTCAGGTACTAATACTACTAATAGATATATTTCTTTAAATTATATTCTTAATTTAATTTTGTGTTCTCTTCAATATGATAATTTAGTTTCTCTTAATATTACAACCCTACTGTCAACCGATTCAGGTTATAAATATTTAGATACAGGTGTAGTATATTCAATTAATTATTCATCTTTGATTTGGCATATAGGAATGACACAAAGGATTGGGGCAAGTGATTTTACGGAAGAGACAACTTATAAATCCTATGTTTTTTTTCGATCAATACTTCAGGCTTTAAGAATAACTTATTATTTTTCTTCAGGAGATATCAAGTTTACCGTTTTATCTTCCCCGGGAACTACATTGTCTCCATATATTCTAAACGATAAAGAAAAAATTATGAATTCTAAATTTTATCAAATCATTGCTCCAGTTATTGAAGGTACACCCGGCGGTTCTATTTCTCCAAGTCGGTATTATTCTGCTTATAGTTCATCGGATTTTACAGATAGGATTGCAAACAATGTTGATAGTGCATTTCTATTAGATGAAAAAGAACTAATTATTGATGTTAAGCTGATTAAAGGTTTTTGGATTTATCGAAAACATTCTGCTGGGAGCTACTTAATGCAAATTGAAAACAATGATTATTTCATAGATCAATATGTTACAATGTTAGATAATGAGCTTAGAGGATTAAAACAATTTGAAGAAAAGACAATTACTTTAACTAATGAAAATTCTGAATATTATAGATCTAAAGAAGATGATCTCGTAAAGCAAAGATCAAAAATAAAACAGGAGGTTACATTATGATCTTTGGAATAGGCAATCCGATGATAAAAGCAACAAACTCTTCTTTTGAGATTGAATTATTATATACAGGTATACTTCCAAATTGGAACGATAAAAGTATTTTAGAAAATATTTCACCCATAAATGGAGAACGTAATTATGTAGAACTTTGGAATCATGTGGAGTTTAATTTAAGAGTAAGATTATTTAATCATGAAGATCCAATAAATTATTTTAATATTATTTCACAAATTGAGAAGCAAGAAGTCTATTTCTCACCACATAAATTTGATTCTGATGGAGCACTTTTGCCATGGTTGCGAGATACCGATGGAAATGAATTAGTCTTTTATTGTTCTGAATTTAATCCTTATTATTTAGATGATATAAATAAATTTGATATTGTCGATTTTGTAATAAAATCAATAAAACCTGCTAAAATTGAATCTGTTATTGCTCCTATTGAATTCACGTTTACCGCAGATAGCTCAGATATGAGCTTTGGCGGAATACTAAGAATAGAATCCGGTAAAAGTGTACTTATTAGTTTTGGTGATGGAAACACAGAAACAGTAACAGGAACAACCGACCAAAAAATGAATCATACATATTCTGCTGTTGGTGTTTATACGATTAAAGTATTCACTCCGCAAAATCTAACAAAATTAGATTTTGGTTGTTATGGAAATAGTAATGTTTCGCAAACAAATTTATCTGGTTCTTTTGCAACTTTAAGAAATGGCATCAGATTAGCAACGATAAGTCTTCAGAAAACTTCCGTATCTACGTATGTTTCTACTACCCTTAAATTTGATAGCTTAGGAATTGATATTGCTTTAAACGGTATATCAATGACCGGAGAAGCTGCAAGTAGATTATTAATTGATTTGGATAATATAAAGAATACCTTTGCAACGAATACCTTTGCTTGGACAAATCCAACTATTAATTTTACAGATTGTGGTATATCTCATTCCGATCTTACATCAACTGGATTGGCTGCAAAAGCTTCACTAATAGTAGCTGGCTGGACAGTTACAGGGATCACAGGAGTAATACCATAAATGTATATAATAATGAAAGATAAAATGAATAGTCTAAGATAATGGAGGAAAAAAAATGAGTGATGTAAAAGTTAATGTGTATGATCCGGTGAGAGGTGCATTCTTTGAGTGTAGTCTTGCTGTTGCAAAGGCATTTGTGAAGTCTGCGAAAGAGACTGAAAAAGCTATCGAGAAAATTGAAGGGAAGGTGTAAAATGAAAGGAATTGATATTGGAAAAGGAAACGATGGAGTTGGAATCAAAAACGTAATAGGTGATATTGTAGATAGATTCCAGGAAAACGCTGTATGGAAGATCCGCAGGTTTAAAAATGATGCAGACAGAAAAGCCGGGAAAGTGTATGGAATAGATCAATCAATGGCTTTATTTGGAGCTTTGCAGAATACTACTATCGATGGCAATATCCTCACAAACGAAGGAATCAATGAACTGCTAACCATACTTGGATCGGCTTCCAGTGGTACAAAATTTGATAACACCAATGCTTATTTAGGCGTTGGAACAGGAAGTGGTGCAGCAGCAGCAAGTGATACTGAATCTACATTTACGGTTATTGTAAAGAAAGGAATGGAATCAGGGTTTCCTACTTACGGAACCTCTCAAAAGATTACATTCAAATCTTCATTTGGCAGTTCTGATGCTAACCAAGCGTGGAATGAGTTTGGAGTATTAAATGCTTCTACCAGTGGTAAATTACTGAATCGTAAGGTTTCTGCTCAGGGTACGAAAGTAAGTGGTCAAACTTGGGAACTTACATTAGAGATCACATTAAGTTAGATTAATTTAATGCCCTTTCTCTCGTGCTTCGACAGGCTCAGCATGACGAGAGAGGGCATATTTTCTAAATAAAATAGTATGGAATAAATAAAATGGCATATCCAGCCTATGATGATCATGGCACACTTATAGCTCTTGATACTAAGACTATAAATGTGCCATATCCGGCAACAGTAAATGAAAATGATATATTAATTATCGTTATTCGTATTCGTGGATCAATGACGTTTATTACTCCTTCTGGTTGGAATTGGATAGCCACAGAAGCACATACTTATAACTCATCGGTACTGTATTGGAAGAGAGCTGATGGCACTGAAACCGGGACTGTTGCTTGTAGCATAACGTCAAATTATGCTTATGGACAATATGCAATAATGTATAGATTTAGTGGTTGTATAACATCTGGAACACCATTCGAGAATTTACAACAAGTAAATAGTAGTTATACCAACGATCCAATAGCAAGTGAATTAGAGACAACTGGCATTGAAAGACTTGCCTGCTGTTTTATGCAGATTGACGACAACCCAACCGTATATGATCATGTCAACTATTCAGATACTTCACAGAATAAATCAACTTATGGAGCTGATAGTAATTTAGCTTTGGCAACACAGGAAATAGCAACTGCTGGAACAGTAAGTGAAGAAGATTTTACCACTACCACAAGCGAGAATCTTGGATCAGTAACGTTGGCATTTCTGCCAGCACCACCCCCGCCAACTGAAATAGGTGTTAATGATACTGGCTCAGGATCAGATGCTTTTTCACTAATTAACGGATTTACTCTTTCCGAGACCGGTTCAGGTGCGGAAGTAATTGCTGGCATAATTAACTCATTGATCGTTTCAGAGGTTTGCACAGGCTTGGATGTTGTGTTTTTAAAACTATTCAAACAGATTATAGATTCCGGAGCTGGAGCAGAGGTTATCTCTCTTCTTAATTCATTCACTCTTTCAGAAACTGGATCAGGAACAGAACTTCTTGAATTAATTAATACATTTATGTTAGCTGAGAATGGTACTGGATCAGATGTAGTAATTCTTAAATTATTCAAACAGGTATTAGAATCCGGAACAGGCGCTGATCTTCTTATAATAATTAATTCATTGATAGTTTTGGAAAATGCTTCTGGCTCTGAAAACATTGATCTCCTTAACTCGTTTACCATCTCTGATGTCAGTATTGGCTCTGATATAATTAACTTAACAAACTCATTCATTATTGATGAGATAGGTATTGGAACTGATAGTATTGCAGAGATAATAAACTTGTTTACAATAGAAGAAACCGGACTTTCTAATGATGAAATAACACTTAAAGTATTTAAGTTAATCATTGATTCCGGAAGTGGAACAGATCTTCTTACTATTATGAATTCTCTTATTGTAACAGATACTGGCAATGGGTTAGACACTATCTCTGATATAGTTAATTCATTGATCGTTTCAGAGGTTTGCACAGGATTGGACGTTGTATTTTTAAAGCTATTTAAACAAATACTGGATTCTGGATCGGGCTCTGATAGTATTAATGTATCTTATTCTGAGTTCCCTATTAATATATCGGATGTAGGATCTGCCATTGATTATATTAGTTTGCAAATTTCAGCACTTATCCAAGAGACAGGAACTGGCACAGATATTATTGCCGACATAGTTAATTCCTTTTTATTATTAGAAACAGGGAACAGTACCGATTCTATAATTATAAGATTATTCAAACAGATCATTGATTCAGGTTCGGGAACTGATCTAATAGGAATAATCAATTCAACTCTTATTTCGGAAAGTGGAGTTGGAACGGAGCTGATCAATCTGATTAATTCGTTTACTCTTTTAGATAATTCAACAAGCGTTGATGATTTATCAATAATAGCATCTAACTTAATCACTGATTCCGGAATAGGATTAGATATTATTCAATTACTTATTCCACTTTTAGTTTCTGAAAACGGAAATGGAACTGAATCTATTCAATTATTAAATTCTTTATTAATCTCAGAAACCAGTGTAGGAATTGATTCATTAATAGTAAGGTTGTTTATAAGTATTTTGGATTCTGGAACTGGAACTGAAGCTATTCAATTATTAAATTCTATTTTACTATCTGATCTTGGAACAGGGAACGATGAATTTATTATAAGCATATTTAAAACTATAATTGATTCAGGATCTGGAACAGATGAGATAATTCTTACATTATTCAAATCAATTCTTGATTCAGGTTCCGGAGCAGAAGATATTTTATTATCTGTATTTAAAACTATCACAGACATAGGCAGCGGTTTAGAAGCAATTCAATTACTTAATTTTATGATGATATCCGAATCGGGGATTGGAGAAGATCTTATTGCAGAGTTGCTAAAGGGTATATATGGGACTACATTTTGCATATTAACGGATAACAATATTCGCTGTAAGCTTACGGATAATAATATAATATGCACACTCACAGATAATAATATTCGCTGTAAATTAACGGAGGTATAGATAATGGCAAGGATAACAGCAAACGATGTAATTAAGATATATCGTGGAGACACATGGAGTAAAAAGATTAATGTTGTAAATGCGGATTTAACTCCTTTTGATTTAACAGGATTCGGCTGGACAATGACTATTAGAAATGGGACAACTGAACTGTTAAAAGTAACAGGAAATTGTAATACTGCTCCGACAACAGGAATTGAAGCAATCAATTTGTCATCTGAAAACACAGACATTGATATTGGTGTTTATAAATATGATATTCAAATTGCAAACGAAGCAGTCCCACCAATTGTCAAAACGTGTGCCTGTGGAATATTGCATATATTAAGAGATGAATCTTATTAAGAGGAATAGATAATGAACCCAGAAAGCATAAGAGATACAATAACTCAAATCATTACAAGTGGAATCACCATTGTAGCACTAAGATATATAGTAATGTCATTATTAGAAAAGCTAAAGCATGAAAACAAAATTGATCATGAAAAGTTATTTGAGATTACAAGTCGTCATGAAATAATAATGACACAATATACGGAAAACGAAGCATTTTTTCAACAACTCGAAAATATTGCCGGTACTGCTTGCGAATATATTGATGATGTTGAAGCTCATCAATATACAAATGTTGTTGGAGGTGCATTAATTGAATTTTCTAAGGACATTCTAAACATTTCCATAGAATTAGTCACAGACATTCAAATCGATAGCAAGGCTTCAATTCATGTGATCAAATGCAAACAAACATTTGCTGATTTTTGGACTGCGAATTATGCTGAAGAATATTTTAGAAAATACAGAGATGAACGTGAAAATTACTTAGAAAGAATTAAGGCAATTTCTGATGATAAGGTAAATTCTAAATCAGATCGGTTTAGAGCTGAGACGATTCTCTATATGCACACTCTTATGAAAAATTTTGTTTATTATTTTAATGATGAACTTAGATAAGTCGTAAAATAATGGAGGTTAGAATGAAAAAAAGTATTATCGCACTCATCATGATCATGGCAATACTATTAATCACAAATGTTGTTTATGCAATGACTGACAATGAAATGCAAGCTATTATGAAAACATCAGACAACTGGGATTCCTTCGAGATAGAACTCAACCAGTATATCGACAATGAAGGAATCGAATCTTGGGATTTTCACGATCAAGTTAATGCATTTCTGCAGGATGATGTTGGCCCGCAATCTGAAACTGAAGCTTTTGATTGGTGGAGCACAGACGGTTGGTATCAAGAGACCCAAATCGAATGGATCTATCCCTGGCGATTGTGGTATATGAAATACAAAGAAAAATACTATAATGCTCAGTGGGCGTGATCATGAAATATCTGAAGAATATTTGGAAATGGCTGGATGGTAATAAAACAATTATCTGTGGAGTGATCGTTTCTTTTGCTTCCCAAGGTTTCGCAAGAGACTGGTTGGGAGTTCCATCCTGTAGTGTGTTAGTTTGGGTCTTTGGTCCAGCTGGAGCACTAAGCCTAATACATCATGCTGCAAAAGGTAAATTCTCTACAAAATCCAATTAAGGGGATTTATGCAAAACAAGATACAAAATATCATATTGGTTGTGATCATAGCCGGTTGGACTGTCGGGGTTTGTCTCCTTACCCGGCAGTTCTTTCCTCGTATTGAACACAATGAAGTTGAGCCTACCCAACACGTTCTTGATAGTCTGGCAACTCAAATCGCTTTTGGCGAAATTCAACGTTTACAAGAACTTTTAGATGCAAAACCGAAAGTAATTTTTCTTCCTGGTAAAGATTCAACTTATATCGATACAGTTCTTGTTTATCCAAAAGGTTATATTGATATCACTGAAAAATTCTTCTGGAACCATGTTTTTGATAATGAGACCCGGGGAAATGATTCAATCAGTTTTTGTTCTCATGATAGTGTTCGTGTAACTGCCTATAAAGATTCCACAGGGAATACATTCTTAGGATATGATAAATTTTATTCAAGAATTGATAGTTTGAGACTTTTAGTAAGTCCTAAAGTTTTTGAGAATGAAATTATTAATCGGTTCACATTACTTGGTGGTTTAGGAACTGGAATTGAATCTGAGGAAATAATTGAGAGCAATATACTGCAGAAAAGATATTATTTGAACTTTGACACTGAGTTAATGGTTTTGATCAATGAGAAGTGGTATTTTAAAGTTCAAGGTGAAATAAATAGCAGATCGAAAAGTGTTGGTGTTATGGTAGGAACAAAATTCTTTTCAATCGGGAGAAAATTAAAATGAAAAAGTATTATAGTCATAAAAAGATCGATATTCATGAATACTTACCACCGGAACTCTATTTTTATTTAAAATCTAAAGGATGGTTATGGAAGGCTTGGGCAAATCTTGATCCTGCATTGGTTATTACTGATGGTTTGCTTCGTGATCGATTTGGTTCATTATATATCAATACTTATATGTTTGAAATGAATCCGGCTAAAACTCGAGTTGCAAGCGGTGTCCGGATAGATTATAATCCAGTATTTATGAAGTATCTTCCTAGTTGGCTTTTGTGGTATGCTGATAAAAGAAAATTTGAACATGAGAAAGAACTGAAAACCGGAAATAAATCTGTTGGTGCATTCTTTTCATTACACAGGTCCTGGAAGGCTAGTGATAAAATCTTTTTGAAATATTCTGCAGATGAAGTTCGTGAAGATATTTTAACAAAACCCGAGAACTATCCAGGATTAACTTGTCTTGAAATAGACATTAGCTGGGTTCATTCCGATACTCGAAATCATAGAAGAGATCTGTACGGAATAAAAAAAATAAAACCATATTAAAAAAATAACCCCGGTTGAAACTTGTATCGTTTTGCTAAAGCAAAGCCGACACTTATCCGGGGTTTAATTGTTTGAACCTTATACAGAAAATTATTATGAAGTGCCTTTTATTACTGCTTGAATTAACTCAAAAAGAAAATTGATAATAACTGCTCCGAGGAAAATACGGAGCAGCCATATCGGAATTATATCCAAATCAATCTTAATCTTTTTCAATTTACATCCTTTCATGATTGTAATTTTCACATTCAGGATTTAGGTCAAGAGCTTTCATAAATGTCTGTGCTTCAGGAAATGTGTTGAATGTTTTAGAGTTCTTTGGTTTTCCCTTCATATAGTAACTAATTGTGTATTTACCTTTTGATTCCTGAGTAAACGTTTCAAAGAATAATTCAGCAAATTCCTTTGGTATGGAGAAATCAACCAATTCCCAACTAACAGGCTTATCGTATCTAAGCTTTGTTTTCTTAATTGAGAACTGAATAAAGCAATCTTCATTTGTCGGAGCTTTCCTGAAAGTAACTTCCAGAACTTCTGAGTTAAGTAAATGCTCCCTTTGGATCTGGATTGCTCTGAAATTACCTTCATTAGTTTCTTTGGTGATCTTGAATAATTCTCCGTTCTTCCCTACATCTTGTTTTTCAAAGTACTCTTCTGAGTTTACAAAATATTCTGTTTTCATAATATACTCCTTAATATCCTAACCGGTTTGTGTCAAGTCAGTTGAATTATCCTGCTCAAGCGATGAAACAAGCTTACCAATGAACGAAACACCTTTAGCAGTAACAAGAGTTGTTGGAAGGTCTACCGTTTTGTGATGGATAGTTTTAATAGCATAAACAACCTTGAAATAACCACGATCAAGATATTGCTGCATTGGTAGATTCCAATTTGATTGATCACTACGGAGAATATGATGTTTTCTGAGTAACTGGAAAAATCTATTTGGACCATAACCAAAACTTTTTGCAACTGCTGAAACAGATAGATTGTTATTCGCAGAAATCAATTTATCGGCTAACTCTACTTTAGGTTGATCATGCTCAATTCTTTTGCTTTGAAATTCAATGACTTTCGATTGAACATTGATCTTATCCTGCTGATCTGCTGCAAGCCGGAGAGCATCTGCGAAATTTGTTGGAACTTTTATCATGTTTTTAACTTTTTGTAATTTGAAATAGGAATTTACGAGTTCTCGTTGAACTTTCCAAGATGTATCGTCATTTAATGATTTAGCCAACATCAAATAACCAGATTCAGTGAATATATTTATAACAGTAGCTTTTAAACCGTCGTCAAAATTTTTGATTACACTTTTTCCAACCAAACGGAAATAATCTTCACCTTCAATAAAACGATGTTTATGATTAGTAAAATTACTTCTCAAATTTGTAATTGCACATCCATGAACATTGGAAATATCTTTCAATGTTACTACTTTCTGATCTTGATATTCTCTAACCGGAAGAGAAATTTCATTGATCTTTATAGTTTTAATTTGATTTTCCATTAGTTCACCTCCAGATTTTCAACTAATATTGTTAATTGCTTGATCAACCTTTCTTGTTTCTCTGCAATAGAGAATAGAATCGACCCGGGAAAGATACTGTTATTCTCTCCATTGGAATCAATTAAGAAGTTTGCATACTCATTGATCTGCTCACTTACATTGGTTAATTGTTCGATCATATTGACCAATGCTTCAATATGGGAAGTTGTTTGGAGATCATTTGCTAAATGAAGATTACCTGCTAATGAATTGACGATTTGATTGGAAAAGGTTGCCTTTCCCTTGAATTCGATGATTTTACACATCATTCCTCCTGTATTAGACAATACAAATGGGTCGAGACTCGTCTCACTTACAGGAAGCGTCCCAATCCTCACGAAAAGGGAAGTCTCGACCGCTAAATTGGTCAATAAAAAAAAGCTCGTCAGAGTCAGCTTTTCAAACTCCCTGTATCAGACATAGTCGAAACTACTGAAATGAACTTTTCGTGTCAAGGAATTTATTTTCCAGCTGTTAACAATATGATAGCAGATATTGCAACACTTACACCAATACTTGCACCCCATACTTTCCAATGTGTTTTTCTAATTTCGGTCATTTCATTAACTTGTAGTTGAGTAAGGTACAATTGGAATTCACGTTCATTCATTTCATTAATGTTTTGTTTGGTTAATTTTGCAGGCATTAATACATTCAATTCCTTTTTAACAAGTGGCTTATCATAAATAATTGCATTTTCTAACTTCCCAAGAGGAGTTAATTGCGTAATATCAACACCATTCTTCATAAAATCTTTTTTCTTATAAGTAATTTTTGTGATGGTTAGATTTCCGTTATTTTTAATCTGGTTAACTATATCCCGAGAGAGTAGATAAGTATACCCTTTTGAGCTGAGATAGATCGAATCACCTTTTTTACCAACAATCTCACCTTCTAAAATACGACCATCATTGAGAATTACCGATTCAGCCCATATAGTTGAAAGCATGAGCACTAAAACGACTAACAATAACATCTTTTTCATTTCAATCCTCCTAATTATTTTGTTAATGTTTTGATAATTATTAATGAGAATATTGTCAAACAATTCACTTTGGTTATCTACCAATTATTAAAAAAGCTGCATCTCTACTATGCTCCGAGCTTCTTTTAGTGTAGCCTGTAAGCTTCTCGAAAGTTTTCTTATCAATTTTTGTCATTGATCGCTTATTTGGTCTCATTGCATAATGCTCAATATTGTTTTTCTTCATATATTCAATGAGTAATTTTGCTTGCCCTTTATTTTCACCGATGTTTTGAGCGATCTTTCCAATATAATTAATCCTATCGCCTATTTTATGAAATACCGGTGGAATTTTGAAACGAGCGAAGATCGGTTTATTTTGAGATGGATCTTCGATAAAAACTTTTAGAGTTTCCGGAGGAAATGATTTAATTGTATCAATTGCTTCCCAAAATGTGAAAGTTTTTAAGATCATAACACAGCCTTGCTGCTTAATTGCCATTCCTGTTTTCGTTCCCGGATCAATTCCGATTAATATTTTTTTCATTATTCTGCCTTCTTTAATTGGTTTTCATATTCCTTAAGTATTTCAAATGATTTTACTTCTGATATTATTTTATTGAGGTTATTAAAGTGTTCGGTTGTGGTGCCGAGTACTCCACCACTTGGGACTTTATGGGTTAGAGCAACATCTAACCCATTTATTTTAATACTATTTACAGCGGTTCGACAGATAGCTTTTTTATTAGTAAAGGTTATGGGCTTAATTTTGGGGTTCAAACCACTTAAACAATTAAAAATCAATGGAGTTGCAGCGGTTCGACAAATCTCTCCATCAAAACTGATTCCTTCTGGAAAAACAAGCTTTTGGAGTTTTCTTCTGAAATAAAGGTCTTTTACTTTAATCCAAAAAGTTGAGAGGTTTAGCATAACAAATTTAGCGAATCTAAGATGCTCCTCAAGTTCTTTATAATCCTGTTCAATATCTTCCAACTGTATCTTCTTTGAATGGATATCTTCATTCACTTCTGAAACTTTAGAAGAATAAATATCTTTTGCCAGAGTTCCATCAATAAGAAGATCTGTTATTCGCACTTTTTTTAGATCTAATTTCTTTATTTGTTTTTTAAGATGATCTTTAAAATTTACCTGTAGGTATTTATGTTGGCCCCAAACTTGCCGGAAAATCACATCGAACAATTGTAGATATTCACGTTTTGGCTCTAACTTAGTTAATTGATCTACGAACTTTTCCTCCAAAGTTTCTTTCTTTATATTTAAATTACATCCATGACAACGATAATAAGCATATTTTTTTCTTCTACCTCGAGACCATGAACCAGTGAGAGGCCTCCCACATTTTGAACATGTGACAAATCCTCTGAGTGGGAAATGTTCATCATCTTTCACTGGGATCCTGTGGTGTGTTCTATTTTTACTTAATACATCCTGGACCTTATAAAAAAGAACTTCTGAAATAATTGGTTCATGAGCTCCTTTAAATAGTTTTTCCGGGAAAGTATTTATTTTCATAAAACCATAGTAAAAAGGATTTCTCAATATTCTATGAAATGTTTGTTTGGGAATTCTGATTCTGTATTTTGTATTAATTTTCCTTCTAGCATTTTCAACAGTATAGTCACCGGTAGATATTAACTGGAAACATTCTTCAATTATTAATGCTTCATCACTTTGAATTATAACAGACTTTCCGTCTTGTTTAGTGAAGGAATATCCTCGAGGTGGATAAAATATCCATCTTCCTGCTTCGAGAGCTTCTAATTGACCTTTTTTGATTTCCTCTGAAAGATTATCAATATAGTTCTTTGCCATCAGAACTTTAATGCCGTGGATGAATTTTTCATGAGATCTGGAATTCTTTGAAAGGATTTGGTTTTCTTTAATTAGGTGAACTTCAATATCAAGATCATCGATAGTAACATAATCTTTAAAATTTCTGTATAATCGATCAGTTTTTTCAACCAGGATTAATTTGATACTATTCTCTTTGAGAAATTGCAGCATTAAATTGAAGTCTTTACGACCAGCTTTTTTTGCAGTTTCTGAATCTTTGAAGATTTTTTGAATTTTAATATTATTATCAATTGAATATTCTTTTATAATTTTGATTTGAGCAGGAATGGAATAACCTGTTTTCTCCTGTTCTTTTGAACTTACTCGAGCGTATGCAACCGCCTTGATCATGCTATCTCCTTACGATTAACTAGCATTGTCATTTCAGCAAAATTATAGAAGAAATCACGGATTTGATTTAATTCAGTATCCGTAATCTTAATATCTGCCGGAAGATATTTCCTGCATTCTTCTACTGTCAATTTATTTTGCTCGAGTTTTGTTTTTATATTCATTAATCAAGCCATTATTACATTTTCTTTATATTTCATCCCAAGATATATACTCAAATGCAAAACGATTTACTAAATCAAATGGTTTACACTTATTAAGATTACAGAACATTTCGATAAATTGTAATGGTGTAAATTCAGGGAAACCCTCTTTTATACAATTCTCAGGTGAAACATCCATTACAATTGTTTCGATTTTATATTTTATCCTGATCGGAGTTATTTTAACAACCTTCTCCCCTCTTTTTAATCCTTGAGCCTTTTCAACTGCAATCACAATGTCACCGGGAACTAACTTATCCCAACTCATTCGCATGGTTTCGGTTTTGGTTTTTTCATAAATCTGTTTTATTGTTTTACTAAAACTCATATGTCTTGGCATTATTTTACCTCTCAAATTCAAATTCTGGCTGCTGCCTTTCGATCATCTTTTCATAAGCAGCTAACCAGGCATAAGCAATTCCCTTCCCTACTTTTGGATCGTAAAAGTAGTTCTGTGTTAGAGGAACATTCTTAATTGGATAACTTGGCAGCCATCCTGCAGCTAAAATCCTTTTTATTGCTTCATCCTGTGAAATTGTTGCCACTATCTTCCTCCTTGAGCTTTAAATTTTTAATCATTTTAAAACATTCAGTCATTGCACCTCTTTGAGCATATTCATAACCAATGTGTTTTTCATATTCAAATGATCGAGAATGAGCAATTGGTTTTGAATTGCCTTTACTTTCTACAATCCAATGTATTGAATAACAATACTTGTTTCCATCAGGCATTTTATAGATATTCACTTCATATCCGAAATGTCGGCAGAATTCTTCAATGAATCCAATCATTAAATGATATTCCATTACAGTTGCATTGGGTTCAAAAGTGATCTTATCCGTAAATATTTTATGCAGAATGTTCTTTAACCATTGAACTTTACAGGAAGCTACAATTTTACGTTCTGAAACGGTTTTAACATAATAGATAAGCATGAACTCACCATTACGATAAGTACAAGCCAGATCGTTGTTTTTGGAAAGTTTGAGTGATTCCATCAATTCAATGTATTTTTTGAATAACTTTCCATTTAAACTTTCTAATTTATCCCAAAATTCCTTCATGTTTTATCCCTCTTCTTCTGTCGGTTCAAAAGGATTCCCAGATAAGAAATGCTCAATATTAGGAAGCCCTATCGGTTGAGTAAAATGATCTTCATTAGATAAATATTCATTCATTGCATATTGAATTTGTCCTTCACCAAGAAGATCTGTTTGAAGATGGGAGAAATTCTCATTATCTTTATCTTTGAATTTAATAATTCCCTCATGCTCAGAAGCGGTGATATAAGTTAGATTATTATCACAGGCATTCATGATTGACCTATTGGTTGTTAGCTTTCCGGTTTCATCAATTAATAAGTAACCATTCTCATCACGGAGCCTTTCACTTTCATCTTTCAAAGCTTTTTTTGTTTCAAAAAAATCATCATCATATATAATACCCTCTGGATTATTTCTGCTCCAAAGGATTATTTGCATCTTCTCAGGGTAAGCTAATATTATACTTAGATCAGCTTTGATCAATTTTCGATAATTGGATTCATATTTTGCTAATGGATCTATTCCACTATTATCAGCAAATCCAAAAATCTGCTGATCAGCTTCAACCTCACTAACTGAACCCATATGTTTTTCATTGAATTCTCTCTCTAATATTACGACCTTATCTTTAATTAATTGAAGATCATCAATGTGAATATCTGAGAAATAAAGACCAAGCTTGAAATCCAAATCTCCACGGTTACAATCAAAAAAACCTGTCATTTGCTGCAGATATTGATTTTTAAGAATGTCTTTGAATGTAATTGTATTATCACGGTTTTTTGCTCTGTAATCCTTAACCTCTTCCCTGAGTTCTGAAATGGATAGTTCTTTTGCGTTTTGCATCCATTCATCAATTTTTTCTTCATTAAGATTACTCACGATCGATTTAATTAAATTCAGTTTATCAAATCCAATTTCCTCAACTAGCTTTTCATGGATTTGTAGATCATTAATAAACAGCTGATAAATTCCAAGAAGTTTTGAACCTAACGGGAAATTAATCTCTACTTCTAAGAATTCTTTAAAAGATAAATAACCCTTCTTCTCATGAACTCTTTTTGCTTTCATTTCTGTGAGCAATTGACCCAGCTGTAAGAATTCTTCCTGGATATGTTCTTTCAGTTTATTAGTTGCTGTGATCTGCTCTTCTGAGGTTTGCTCTATTTGATCTTCATTAAGTAAATTTGTATTAGTTTCAACCATCATTGCTCCTTGTCAATTACCGGTAATAATAACCTTGCAACATCCTCTTTTAATAATCCATTGTTACCTAGTTTGGCTACTAATTGTGATGCGAACAACAGATCGTATCTTTTCGATATTTCTTTAGCATGTCTTTCAGCGATTTTTTCTATCTCACCTGTAGGTGTATTATAATTGTTCTTGTCATTCATCTGTTTTTGGATGTATTCTTTCATTGGCAATGGTTCATCTGAAGAATATCTACCTGATAATATTATTTCATCATTATCAATCATTGTTTTCATAACATTATTGATATTTTCTTTCATTGAATCTGATATTTCTTGTTTAATCTGTTTAATCAAATCTGTTTTTACTTCATTCTTGATAGAATTCCAGATTTCTTTTTTAACTTCATCAACAAGATATCTCTTAATGCCTTCATCGAGACTTTCATCTTCTCTAGTCCAAAAATTTTTTATGTCTATTGTAAATTTCATTTCTCCTCTCTATTCTTCTTAATCCTTGCTTCACAGATTGTGCAATATCCACCACGTTTCTTTGCTGTGTAGGTTGAAATTAGACTCTTACATAATCTGCAGGGGATTCGTGGATCTGGTTTATTGGATTTAGGTTTCATTACTCACATCCTAATATGGTAAATCATCATCTTCAGTTTTAGTGACTATCTGGAATTCATTATTAAATGGAACGAAAACCGAAGATTCAATTTTAGCATCTTCTTCAAAATGAGTATACACCCATCCACCGGGAACACGTAGAATTTCGTAATATCCAATTACAATAGATTCATGTAATTTCATTTCATAAATGTTTTTATCCATTGATCACCTACACTTCTTCAAAATCAATTCCATTCTGAAACAGGAAGATCGTAATATCGTTGAACTTCATTTGAGGACACTTGAATTTGAGAGTGTACTCTTTCATTTCTTCGGTTTCAGCTGTTACTTCTTGTTGAATGTCTTCTGACTCAACTTTTTTCTCTTCGTGGACTTGACCTGCATTTTCGCTTGGTTCAGCAACAGATATGATTGCCTTCTCTGGAATCTTTTCCTCTGCTTTCTTGGTTGCAATTTCAGCAGCTTTACGTTCTCCCTCTGCCCTATTCTTTGCCCGGGATGTAATTTCACTGATCGCTAAAGTAAGATTGATATTTTCTGAATTAAGATATATTGAGAATTCCTCTTTTGTAAGCGGTTGATTAAGTTCATAAGTTACATTCATATTTGTGATTAGGTTTCTAATTGATATTGCTTTTTCCTCTTCTGAATCTTGAAGCTGTTTCAGGTTTGATATCTGATCAGTAAGTGAAGCCCGGATATCTTTGAGAGTTGTGGTCATATTTGTAAAACGTTGATCAAGAATGATCTTTTTAGAATATATCTCATTCAAACTGAATTTTAGAATCAGATCATCCCTTAACTCTTTTACTTTCTCCAGTTTTTCTTCTTTCCTTCGATCCTCAAAAGCCTCGAGTTGTTTTTGCAAAGGATATTCTGCTTCTTGAACAACCTTAATCAGGTTCTTACATTTCATTTCAAATTCATCTATCGGTTTCTTAACTTGCTTTTTTGTATCTAATCGATATTTATCAATTTCAACTCTAATAGAA